GCAAGTATTGTGCATGCCCAGCTTGGAACAGCCGGTCCAATGCAAAAGATCCGGCTGTTAGCTACATCGGGCAACATCGCTACCATCACCTATACTCTCTATGGGATCGATTAACATGGCCCTCATCAAACACGTTGACGGTGTGAACGTCGAAATGACACCGGAGGAAGAGGCAGAATTTCTCGCTACTCAGCCGGGGATTGTTGTTCCTGTACCCGGCAGTATCACCCGCAGGCAGTGTGCCCGTGCGATGTTTACACAGGGTTTGATCACGGGTGCGGAAGCCCTCGCGATGACCCAAAACGGCACGCCACCGGCCATGGTTGAGACGATGCTGGTCGCGATGGCGGATGATCTGGAGATGCTGGCGCGGATCGACTTCGCGGCGGACACCTACCTGCGCAGTAACCCGCTGCTGATTGCCCTCATGGAAGGCACGGGTGCGGACAGCACCGACATCGATGCGTTCTTCATCACGGCTGCGGCGCTATGATCTTCGCGCTCATCCCGCTGATGGCGTTCCTGAACCGCGTAAGGGGCGGTGGGTTCGGTGCTGCGCTACTGCCGGGGCATCCCCGGTTCTACGTGGCCGCACTGCTAGCGGTGGCGGTGTGGTGTGTAGCGCCGTGGACAGCTGGCCTAGCAGCTGGCCTAGCGTACCTCGCATGGGCCTTCCTGCCGTGGGGTCATCTCATGTGTTTAGGGCACTACGCACCGGATCGCGAGATCAGCAAGCTTGAAGGCTGGTGCTTGGACATTGCGCAGGAGCGGTATCTCCCGGCGCTGGCACTGTTGCATTTGATTGGGTTGCTTCCGGCATTCATTATTGTCTCCGTCTTCGCGCCTCTCTTCGCAGTAGGGTTTGCCGGTGCATACTGGCTTGGCTGGCGGTATTGGCCACAGACACCTACTGTTCCCGCTGAATTGATTGTCGGCGCTCTTTGGGGCGTCATGATTGTGGTTGGTTGATGCTCCAAAAATACCCGTTTCAGCCCGGCATCATTAAGGACGACCCTCCGCTCACCTCAGAAGGGTTTTGGGGCGATGGGAATAATGTCCGGTTTTACCGTGGCAAACCCGAACCCGTAAAGGGATGGGAGTTGCTTGTTGACGAGGCTGTCACGGGCAAGGCTCGTCGGCTGGTCAACTGGTCAAGCCTCATTGGAACCACGTATTTAGGCATCGGCACCACCACGAAGTTGGAAGTGGTCGAGGCGGAAAACCTTTTCGACATCACGCCCATCGATGCCACTGGTGCGGCGTTCTCCTTTACTGTCGCTACAACTGACACCCTAGCAGTAGTCACCCTCACGCATGCAGCCCATGGCCGTGCAGCTGGCGATACGATCTACCTGTCCAACATGTCGTCGCCAATTGGCGGCATCACGCTGGATGGGACGTACATCATCAACACGGTGCCTACGTCGAGCACTTACACGATCACGCACACAGCTGCCGCCACCAGCACGGTGTCTGCCGCGCGCACGATTGATTACATCTACGAGCTATCCACCACGAACGAAATCGGCATCTCTGCCTTCGGCTGGGGATCCGGTGGCTATGGCGAGGATACCTACGGTACGGAACGTACGTCCGGTGCTATCTCGTTGTTCCCGCGCACGTGGTCCTTGGAAGGCTTTGGTGAGGAGCTTCTAGCGGTCCCGTATGGCGGCAAGCTGTACGTGTGGGACGGCAACACCGGCAACCGTGCAGTAGCAGAAGCCGCCGCTCCTACACTAAGCGACAACATGTTCGTGACACCGGAGCGGTTTGTTGTCCTGCTGGGCACTAAGGACTATGGCACCAGCACGTATAACCCGATGCTGGTACGCTGGGCTGAGCAGGAAACCTACGATAGCTGGACGCCAACCGCGACGAATACAGCCGGTGAGTATCCGCTGTCAGTCGGCAACAGGGTCATGGCAGGCACGGCATCCAAGCTGCAGAACTTGATCTGGACCGACACCGCCCTGTATGCGATGCGCTACCTTGGCGATACGGAGTTCGTCTACGGGTTCGATCTTCTCGGACAAAACTGCGGGCTAGCCTCCCCGATGGGGTTCGCTCAGCGTGACGGTGTGGCCTTCTGGATCAGTCCAATTGGGCAGTTCTTCATGTATGACGGTGGTGCACCGCGCGTGATCCCGTGCCCCGTGCGCAGGTATGTCTTTGATGACATCAACTTCCAGCAGTTCCGGATCATCTCATGCGGGCTGGACAGCGAGTACAACGAAGTCATTTGGTGGTACTGCAGCTACGATAGCTTCGTGATCGACAAGTACGTGTCCTACAACTACGTGGATAACGTCTGGACGATTGGTGACATCTCGCGCACGGCATGGCTGGACAAGTCGCTGTACGAGCGCAGCATCGGCGTGGACAACGATGGCTATATCTTCCTGCACAACACTGGCACATCGGGCAACGGCGCTGCCATCTCGGCATACATTGAAACCGCTCCCTTCGATCTGGCGGACGGCGATACCGTCATGAACATTCGCAGGATCGTGCCGGATCTCGATATCACCGGGACGCTGGACATCACGCTCACCACCAAGCGTTGGCCGAACGATGTGACTGAACAGACGAAGACACTCTCCTTCGCGGACACAGAAACCCGTATCGATACGCGAGCACAGGGCAGGGTAGCCAAGATTAGGTTTGGTAGTGACGGCATCGGAGACACGTGGCGTCTTGGCGACATCCGTCTGGATGTGGATCCGGTATCACGTAGATGAGACTTCCACTTTTACAGAACCAGCAAAACCTGCTAGGATGGGCTAACGACGTAATCCGTATTCTTGAGATTACTGTCTCCAATCTGACGCGGACGAAGTTGGGGCTTGGTGAATCGCCCCGTCTGCCCGTTTACACAGTCGCCACTGTTCCGGACGCTACCATACCGGGCGTGCTCATTTACGTATCCGACGAAGCTGGCGGCGCGGTGGACAGATCGCCGCCGCCACCAAGCAGGCCCGTGCCGGTGATCGTGGTGCTGCTAGGTGCAGCCGCGATGGTAGACAGGGCAGCGGCAGCGTTGGCTGCGGTAAACAGCGAACTACCCGTGGCAGTCGCACCCAGCGCCGTGCGGGCTGCAGACGCCGTGATCGCGCCCGTTCCGCCATTGGCGATGGCAAGGGTGCCAGCCGTGGTGATGGTGCCGGATCCCGTGATGGGACCGCCCGTGTAGGTCAACCCGGTGGTGCCGCCTGAGACATCCACACTGGACACGCCAGCACTGCCCACCGTGGCATTCAGCGTGGTGCCCGTCATGCTGAGGTTCGTCCCCAGCGTGATCTCTTCCACCGCGCCCGTAGACGCCGTGTTACGTCCGAGAAGTTTATTGGTGGCCATGGTCAGGCCGGATGCCGTCATGAGGCCAGAGGCAGCTGCGCCTAGCGCTGTACGGGCATTGGCAGCGGTGGTGCTACCGGTGCCTCCGTTGGCGACTGCGACCGTACCTGTGACGTTGGCAGCGTTGCCCGTGATGTTTCCAGACACAGAGCTACCGGACACCGTAGCGGTAGCTGCCAGTGTAAACGTGCCCGTGACACTGCCGCTGAGGACGGGTGCAGTCAGGGTCTTGTTCGTGAAGGTCTGTGCCGTGTCGAGATCGGCTAGCGTGCCCGTGGCATTCGGTAGCGTGTACGTACGGGTAGTCGCCGTCGTGAGGCCAGACAGCTGGAACTGTGCAATCTTCGTCGTGTCAACACCATCGCGGATGCTGAAGGATTCATCATTGACTACGAGAGTCGGTGTGTTGATCACCGGACTCGTGAGGGTCTTGTTCGTCAAAGTGTCGGTGGTGGCCCGTCCAACGATGGTATCGGTACTGTTCGGGAAGGTAAGCGTAGCCGTACCTGCCGATGCGGACAGCGTGTTGCCGTTCACCTTGATGGTGTTGGTGCCAGCCGTATCGATGGTCTTGTTCGTGAACGTCGTGGTGCTGGCTGCAGTGGCAGCGCCGTTGATCAGGTCAACGATGTCCGTGCCGTCGCAGAACAGGATCGCGGTGGCACCGGAGGCCACGCTGATGCCCGTACCAGCGGATGTCTTCACCGTGCACGCCTGACCGCAGGCGTTGCTGATGAGGTAGACCTTCTCGTAGGTGGGGACCGTGAGTGTGGCAGCTGACACAGGCGAGCCGGTCAGTTTAAACACCGCGTTGTGGTAGTCGCCCAGCGTGTAGTCGGACACGCTGAGGGTGACCGTCACAGCCGTCATGGACACCGTAACGTAGCCGCTCGACGCACCTTCAAGGATGGTCAGGTTGGTATTGAGGATCGTGCCCCACGTCGAGGACTTTTCACCGTTCGCCATCAACTCCAAACGGAGTTGGCCGGATGCTGTACTAGCCATTCAAATCCTCAGTCGGAATCAATCTCGGTCCACAATTCGTCGGTATGCAAAATCTCGGTCCACGATTTCGCGGAGCTTCCAATACTGCTCCACGACGTAGCATCCTGCGGGACTTCAGTCCACGTATTCCCAACGGCAGCAATGCTATTCCACGATTCAAGCAGCGTCGTAGAGATTATATACCAAAACTCTAGAATGTCGATGGTATCGGTGAGCGTAATGCTTTCCGTGATCGACGCGTTGCTTGTGACGCCAGCAAGCCACTCATCCAGTAGTGCCAACGCTTCCGTGATCGCGGCCAGAAGCACCATTGCCGACACAGCGGTATCACCCAGCGATACCGTTTCCGTCGCGGCTACTTCCAGCACCATCGATGCCGGGTGTGTAGCACCGAGTGCTACGCTTTCCGTACTGGCTACAGGTATATCGAGCGCGGTGGCACTAGCCTCTCCAGCCGCGAAGGTTTCAGTGATGACTGCGGCGTTCGTGAGGGCTGCATCCGCCGTGGTATCGACGGTGACAGTTTCTGTGAGGGCACTGGCCATTGCGGCAGTGGCGGTAGCTGCTTCGCCAACCGTGATCGTCTCAGTCACGTACTCAGTCGTGGACAGCAACGACGAGACAGGAGACTCACCCAGCGCGACCGTCTCAGCCGTATCGACGTTCAGTACCGCAACCGTATCGTGCGTCGTCGCGAGGGCAACGGTTTCGGTGATCGCAGCCGGAAGCGTGATCTGTACGTCTTGCGTGGTGGCAGTTGCGATGGACTCAGTGATCGTCGTGTCCTGCGACACGTACTTGGTGCTGGCTTCTGTAAGCGTGACCGTCTCGGTAATAGCCACCGGCTGCAGGAGGGACGCGGCCTGTGTGGTGCCAGTCGCGATGGTTTCGGTGATGACCGCAACAGCATCCAGTTGCGCCGCTTGTGTGGTGCCGGTTGCGATAGACTCCGTAACCGCAGTGGCAAGCTCCAGCTGTGCTACCTGCGTCGTGGCTGTGGCGACGGACTCCGTGATCGCGCTGTCCAGCGTGACGATGTACGTGCTGGATTCACCCGCCGTAAACGACTCAGTAATGGCCACCGGCTGCAGTAGGCTCGCGTCCTGCGTCGTGGCAGTTGCGATGGACTCAGTGATAGCCGCAGCCAAGTCCAGCTGTGCTACCTGCGTCGTGCCCGTCGCAATGGTTTCGGTAATGACGGCAACGGCGGTGAGGACCGCTACCTGCGTGGCCGTTGCTGTGAACGACTCCGTAACCGCAGCGCCAAGTGCGTGCGTGGTTGTGCTGGATTCACCAGCCGCGAAGGATTCGGTGATGGCTACCGGCTGGACAAGCGTTACCGCCTGAAGGTGCCCGGCTGCGAACGACTCCGTGATCGCAGCGACAACCACCAGCGATGCGGCTTGCGTCGTGGCAAGCGCAACCGTCTCGGTGATATCGACATTGTAGGTGGTGGGACCGCTTGTAAACAGTAGCCCAAGGAATGGGAACGGAGCAGCCTCACCGCCGCTGCCACCGGGCGCAGGGATCAGTGTGGCGGAACCTGTAACGCTCGATCCCGCGCCGGTCACGGCACCAGTGGCGGCGTGCGTGACGGCGGCGATTGGGCGCAGAGCGAGCGTGTAAGCGGCCCACGACGAAGTGGCCGCTGTCGAGCCGCCTGTGTAACCACCGGGATCTTCCGCACCGGACGTCCAGCTATCCCAATAGCCGGAACCCACCGTCGCATCGTTGGTGTCGGTGGTATTTCCTGTCAGGAAGTTGGTGGTGTAGTTGGTCGGAGCCGTGAAAGTAGCGCCCGTCGCAGAACCCGCACCAGCGCAGATGACGACCCACGCGCCTGACGTGACCGGCGTGATGGCGGCTGGATTAGGTCTGCCAGTGCCGGTGCCGGTGGCACTGACCGCCGTGGCATCCATCGGCGTCGTGGTGTCCACGCCGCGAAAGACTTGCACCGTGCGGCGCTGAGCGTCCGCGATATCTCCCGTGGACGGGATCGTGACCGTCGTGTCGGGCGTGCCGCCCATGATCTTGTACGACACTTGGAGCGAGGTGTCGTAGGTGGTCGCGGTCGGGTTCAGCGCCGTCAGGTCGGTGTAGCCCTGCGCTGTCAGGACTTGCGACGGGTTGCGGCCCTGAGAGCCGACAACCAGCGTGACGATGACGAGATCACCAGCAGACGGGGCGCTGTCGCTGCCTCCGGTCAGGGCCGTCAGGGATTGGGATGCTGTGCCTGTATTGCCTGCGCGCCCCGCTACGACGCCGCCGACATAGGAGATGGCCATGCTGGCGCTCCTATGCCGTGAGGGCTGTGTAGGTCAGGGATGAGCAGGAGACGGTATCGCCCGTCGCGACCGTGAGGCCGTTCGTCAGGTCGATGTCTGATCCAGAGGCCGCGACGGCGCAGTGGATAACGACGGTGCCGCCTGATGTCTGCAGCGTAGCCGTGGCGATGGGCGATGCGTTGCCGGTGGCGTTGGTGTCGGAGGTGATGGCGTTGGCCGTGGCTGTGCCAGACGCCGAGTCGGCGAAGGCATCGGTCGAGAACGGCAGCGTGGCTACCGCCGTGCCGGGAGATCCTACGGTCCCGGAAAGGCGAAAAACGAGGTTGCCAGACGCTCCAATGAGCGCGGTGACAGCATCAGTCGCCGCGTTGCGCGCAGCTGTGCTGTGTGTCACCGCCATCGTCTGTATCCTTTTCCTGTATCACAGTGCCAATCAGATCATACTCTTCGACAGCACCGGTTTCTTTGCGTGTAACCTTGATCGTAAACCGAAGCTCACCTGTCTGCCCTTGCAGATCAGCCATCAGACATACACCCCGTTGATGATGATCTCGTTCGCCGCTACCGCTGCCGTGTCCGAGTCCGCGATGCCGGTGGTCAGGGCGTAGGCAATGCCGGTGCCGAAGTCCGCGCCCGGTGGGATGCTGATCGTGAAGCCCGCGCCCGTCGTGCTGGCAGGGATCGGGAACGTGAACACGGGAGTGTCCGTGCCCACGGTGGGGCTGGACGCTTTGTTGTAGAATTTCAGATACCGCACCGCCGCGTTCAGGTTGACGACGTACAGCCAGTACAGTGTACCGGCAGACGCCTTCAGACTGGTGGCGTTGGTGGATGCTGCTGAGATCAGACGGAACAGCGTGCCGACATCGGAGGCCACACCGTCGCGTCCCCACGACTGCTTCACGCGGGCGTAGAACACACTGGAGATGTCATCCGCAGCGAAGGTGCTGCCACCGGATCCAGCATTGGCGGTATAATTGTCAGCCATCAGCCAACCCCCAAGAATAGCAACAGCGATTTAATTGACGGGTTGATCTCACCAAAACCGGATGGAGCACCCAGCGTCCACGATCCAGATGAGAACCGTGCTGTTCCAACACCACCGCTATTCTCCATTTCCAACGCGGCGTACCGCGTACCGGTGATGACACCTGAAAGGCTATAACCACCAGTGGCGGTGGAGGGATCGTCTGATCCAGAGTTGTTCCAGCTACCGCTGTTCTTCCGAACCCAAATCTTGTTCGCGCTGTTATCGACGGCAACGCCGATCACGTCACCGGATGTGTAAGTGGTGAGCGTTAGAACAGAAACGTCGTTGATATATAGTGGAGCATCAGCGTAGTAGGAAATCGAGTTGTTCGTATCGCCTAGATATGTGCTGACCAACTCAGATGAGTTTGAGATGCCGACGCCAAAACCGACAGCGCCTCCAGCAGTGGTACAGACAACCTCAAAATAGATCTTTTCCGAACCGGAAAACCCGTGAACGGAACGAACGATGTTCGGGGTAGCGGCACCCATCGTTGCAACGAGATCGCTCCCGCTGAGGGTGATATTTGCACCCTTGTCTGATGGGTTCCAAGTTGTCGTCATAGCGAGTAGTCCTTACTCGCCAACGACCTCTAGCTGAGCTTCCGTGAAGTAGCGGTTCACGATGTCGCCTTCAGCGTCGGTCCACTCGACAAGATACTCGATCTGTAGAGTGTCCTGATTCAGCTGTGCACCGATGACCTCGCCCTCGATAACGGGCTGGATCATGCGGACAATTTCACCTTTAGCAATGGGCATGTTTAATCCTCGACCTTACGTGGCAGTAGCGGTGTACGTGATGTTGAGCGTGTCGAGGTTCGCCACAGTACGGTCGCCGCCCGTGAAGGCACCCGCGCTGTACAGCGTCCCGGTCGTGCCGCCCTTGGTGGAGACGGTCGTCAGGAAGCAGCCATCCAGCGTGGCAGCGCCGTTGATCGTGAACGCGGTAGCGGTGCTCGCGAGGGATCCGGCAGACGCCGTACCAAAGGACGGCGCCACTCGCGTGGCGTTGGAGTACACGGTGGATTCAGTCCAGCCCGCATGGGACGACATCGTGTCGGCAGCGGCATAAGCGGAGAAGCCAGAGTTATCCACGAGGCCGATGTACCACGCGGCGGTGTAGGCACTGCCTTTGAACTGGTTGGTCAGAATGTCGTTCTTGCCAGCCGTCGTGACGAGGTTAGGAGCTTTGGCTTCCCACTTCAGGTTGCCGTCCTTGTCATAACACTTGGCCGTGTAGTATCCGGAGAGGCGGACACGCTCGTCTGCAGTCAGGTTACGAGAAACCTCCGCAATTGCACTGTCGCCAAAAGCTGCTGATTCGGTCGTCATTAAATGGTTGCCCTTGTCATAAATTCATCACTGGCATTGGTGCGCTCTTGCGCCTCAAGCGATTCCTTTGCCGTCTTGTACCGGTCCATCAATGGGCCAAGTGTTTCCGGCAATGCCTGTACGTAAATACCTGCTTCAATCAAGCACGCATACAGCAACACGTCTTCCGCGTTGTCGCCAAGCCATGTCGTTGATGCGGTAACAATACTAGCAGGTTTTACTTTGTACGACAACTCAACTGTGAGAATGCCGTTCGGTGCCGGTGCCAATACAACTACAGCGTCGTCCCAATGCCCGTAGTATTTGGGCGTGCCAGCGGTGGTGACAACCTTGTTGTATTCCGACATGAAGCTTTCCGCCCGGTACTCTAGGTACTCACCGGCCCGAAGGCGCAGGTAGCGGATCGACAGGACGTTATCGGGCAGGGTCAGATACGGATCGCTTGCCGTGGTCACAGCCGTGGCGTGCATACGATATGCGCGCAGATCGATGTCGCGGAGCACACGGTTCTCAGCGATACGGATGATCGTATCCAGCTGGGCCGCAAGCTCAGCGGAAGAGTTATTCAGATACGCAGGGATAGCCGCGACGAGTTCGGTGTAGTTCATGCCGCGCCTGCTGTGTGTGGGAAGGCTTCGTCAAAAGCCGTATTGTCTACAGCCGCGATGGTGGAGTCCGGACGTGGATTCTCCAGCGCCTTGGGATCCGAGAAGTCCTTCGCCATTGGCTCCAGCTGAGGATGCTTCTCCTCAAAGCAGCCGTCGCAGACGTAGTTCCCGGTCCACTCTTTCTGCAGATCCGCGTAGTAGTACCGGAGGCCGCAGCGATCACAAATGGCAAGCGGCTTGACCTTCATCTCCGCTTCCCCACTGCAGGCCGGATGAACGTGCTGATCCTGTCGAGATCGTCCTCAACCGCGAACTTGAATTGCTGTTCGGCTTCCGTCTTCAGGACGTTTAAACGGCTGTAGCCACCGGCAGCATCAGCCACCAGCGAGGGCCGCTTCATGCCTAGCTTGTAGGCCAGCGCTACAGCCAAGGCCGGGAGAACCCGAACAGGGATATCGATGTTGTTGGTGTACTCACCCACGTCCTCGATCTTGCGCAGCTTCTCGTAGCGGACCGTGTAAACACCATCCGGCACACGCCAGAACGTCAGCAGGGTGCTGTCACGCTGGCGGTCGAGGTAGTACACAGTCGGCTGTCCCTCCAGCGCCTTGTTAGGTAGACGCTGGTATTCGCCGTACGAGTAGCGGGTGAGTTCGATGTCGTTGGTGCCGACACTGATGGCTGCATTGCGGATGTCGTTGCAGTCCGCGTCCAGCGTGTATTCGGCAGTACCATCAACCGTCGCGAGTGTCGTTTTCTCGGACACGAACGCGAAGACATTGCGGTTGGCGAACTCCTGCAACAGCAGGGACAGTGACCGGCGTCCCGATTTGAGATCGTATCCGGTCAGTGCGGACGGCACCACGCCAAGCTGTTCGTACGCTTCGGCAATGACTTCATCCACGGTCATGTTGAACGTGGCAGTCCCCGAAGTGGCCATGGTTAGCCCTTCCGCAGAGACAGGATGATCGTGTAGCGGTCAGCAGCCGTAGCGGCGACAGTGGTGAAGTTGATGGTCTGCGTCACGCCAGCCCCGGCGTTGTTCGGGATCCCACCGAACTCGGAGAAGTCCATGACACCGGTCTGATCGGCAGGAACCGTCAGTGCCAGCACGTCTGTCGTGGCATCCCACAGGATATCCACACCCATGCCGATGGTGGAGAACACCACCTTCTCAATGGTGAACTTGGTGATCGGGTAAGCGGTGGTCGTGTAGGTCGCGAGAGCAACCTTGGCGGCGGCTGACTCGCCAACGCCATCGGAAATGTTGGTGAACTTCAGGATCAATCGAGCGGGAGTATCCGCGAGAACCTGTGTAGTAACGGCATCGGCCATCGGAAATCCTTATGTGAAAGTGGGGTACGGCGCTAACCGCACCCCCATAATCACTACGTGCTAAAATTACGAAGGCAGCAGCGGCAGCGTATACCACTGCGTAGCGCTGGTGGAATACAGCATGAACGAAGCAACAGAGCTTGGCGTCGAGAATGCAGCCGAAGCCGAGAGAGCATTAACCGCTCCACCGGTCTGTGGCCATACCTTGAGAACGCCAGTCGTAACGCCCTTGATGATAACAATATCCCCACCCGTGGTGACGGGAAGGATCACACCAACCGTGCCGTTGGCACCGGTCACAACATTGATGCCCGGCGACAGAGCGGCGGCATCGCCAATCACCGATCCAGCTGCCGTGACAGCGGTGACCGGAAGCTTGAGAAGCGTGGCAGTCAGAGACGTTGCGGTAAGATTAGCAATCGTCGTAGCACCATCGGTGCCAATAGAAAAATCAGCGGATGCGGAGTCAGGAGTATCCTTGACTTCGAATGCGCGGACACCGCGTGTGAAAGTGGTCATTGAGTAATCCCCTAGTTGTTGGGGCAGCTACCTAAGTAACTGCCCCTGATGATTACGCTCCGGGCGAACCGTAGACGCAACGGGGATTTGACCATCCGAAGGAATACCGCTCGGAAGCTTTGTAACGGACGTTGCCCGTCTCAAAATCTCCCTCCATGGCAGTCTTCAGGCCGCGACGGGTGAACATTTTAAGGCCATCGGGACAATCCGTGAGCAAAAACCATGCATCTGGATCAGTCAAGAAGTTGTTCACCTTGTATCCGCCCTTGATCATGCCAGTAGAGACGACGGCATTAACGTCGTTGTCGGCAGTACCGGGGCGATATTCAGTCTTCAGCAGCCGCTCCATTACGAAGGTCAGTTCGTTGGGAACGATGATCTTCGTAGCCTGCAGAGCAATCGGCAGACCACGCTCGTCGGTGAAGTCGCCGATAGCGATCAGGGCATTCTCAAGAGCCGTCTCAGAGATGTCGGTCGCAGCCCTGTTGTTCACGGTGCCGCCGTTGTAGAGCGGATGGTCCGTGGCGATCAGGGTCTTGCCGTCGCCGCCGAGATACGTGGCGAAAGCGTTGTTCAATACCGCAGCGGCCTTAACCTGCTTGGTGTGGGCCATCGAACGGGCAAGGGCTTTCGTGTAGCGCTTGCTGATGGAGTCATAGAGGTTGTCCTCGATAGCCTCTTCCGTCAGCTGGAAGCCGAGAGCAATCGTCTCGTGCGTCCAACGGGCAGTCCACGACTCCGCAGCGGTGTCGTAGGTGATGCCCTGTCCTTCCGCCTTGACGGCGGCAGCACCGAAGCCGGTGATCAGGACTTCCTCTTCGAACGCCCGGTTGGACGTCTCGGAAGAAAAGATCTCCGTATGCTGGTTCTCGTACTTTTTATACTCAAGTCCGAAGAGGGCGTGAAGGCCGGGCTCCAGTTCCTTGAGCAGCTGTGCGCGATTAATGGTCATGTTTCAAATGCTCCTGTGCTACTTATCGAGCGTAAAGGTGTTCGTTGATCAGAACGGCAACTTCCACCTTGTCACCATTCGTGGTGCCGAAGGGGTTGTCGTCGCGCTTGACACGCTCGATGAAGCGGAAACCCAAGTCAGTACCGACCGTGGACGTGTCAAGCATGGCACCGGAAATACCGGTGACAACCGAACCCGTACCAGCGATATGATCGCCAGTGGTGCCAACGTCAGCCTGCGTGAGATAGTCCGAGTTGCCGTCATCGGAACAAGAGAACAGGATGTCCGGATCGTCCCAAACAAGAGCCTTGATGTTGGTGGCGCTAGCCTCACCGGTCCAATAGCGAGAGAACTTCTGCTCACCGACCGAGTTGACGTAGGAGCAACCAGCAAAGATACCAACCATCGTGTCGCCCGCAGCGGCAAGATTGAGGTAGCCAGAAGCGAGCTTCACGGGGTCACCCGTGTAGATCTTCGTGGTGTAGGCCGGAAGGATATCGTACTCGTTGTTACGAATATCCCCACCGGACATGTGGCGATAGGGCTTGAAGCCGTAGGTTGCCATTTAAGTGCGTCCTTTACTGAGGTGGCTCCCTACCGCCGTGACACTAGTCATCAAACGATTTCTTTCGGGAACCTGTGACTTTTGTGGACCGCTCTTTGATGATGGGCATGCTGGGGTGCTGTTCGCGCATCAGGTCGTTATCGATAGCGTCCTGCTGAGTAGCGGTCCTGCCTGAATAATACTCGCGTCGAGCTTCGTTGTTCTCGAATGAGTTCTTCATCAGGACAAGATCGCCAATGCCGATGGCACCTGCATACTTGCCTTCTTCAACGGCGGGTCCGTCGAAATCAGGGTGCTCTTCTGCCCTTACGGGAACCCAGCCTTCCCTGCGGCGGCTGGACAAATTCTTTGAATCGTCGCTGTTCTGAATGGCCACGCGGATCCAACGGTATTCAACGTCGTCGGAATGAGGCTTAGGCATATCGAGTGCAGACGGCGGCTTGTAGGCTTTCCTGCGCGAAGTCTCTTCGCGGGTCGTACGAATAGGGTTTGCCATAGTAGTCAGCCTTTCTTATAGCGCGCGTAATCGGCAAGTGAGACACCCAACTTCTCAGCCATCTGTACTTCAGACGCCGACAACTGGACCTTTCGCTTATCCGGGGTGCCACGCGACACACCAGCAACGGGTTGCGAGGGGTTCGTTCTAGCAGCTGCAGTTGTCTTCCGTAGAGACGGAAACTCTTTCTGCAGTCTACCGTTCAGTTCCTCGTAGTATTCATCCGAACGGGGATCAATCCCTTCGGACTTCAGCTGGGCATCGATGGCGTAGGCCGCTCCGGTCTTCGCTGCATCCTTGCCGAACCATTCATTCTCAGAAGCCCAATCCACGGCGCGCGGGTCTGAACCCTGCTGTGGCTGTTGCTGCTGTGGCGCTGGCTGCTGTTGGGGACGGTTGCGATACTGCGCCTTCCATCCTTCGATCTGGCCAGACTTGATCTTGATCTCCGCGAGTCTATCCGTCGCGGCGAACATCGTATCAACATCACCGGCATCGTAGGCTTGCTTGTATGAAGCCTGCACCCGGTCAAATTCTGCTTTCAGCGCGGACTCTTGCGCTGTAATAGCGTAGTCGTCGGACTGAACTACACGCTGGTTAATGCTGCCAAGCTGGGCCTGCATATGCTGCAGTCGTGCTTCGGCTTCCTGTACCTTGCGTTCCGCTTCGCGCCGACGCCAGACTTCCTTGTTGATACGCTTGCGAACTTTCTCGCCGTAGTCTTCAAGGTCGTCGTCGTCACCCTTCGGTGCTTCTTTCTCCGGTACTTCAGCTTTAGCAGCTTCCGGTTCCGGTTTAGAAAGTGGATCCCGAAGAGGTTCAGTATCCAAAATCGGTAGAGTATCGTCTACTTCTACAACGATATCGTCGTCAATGACTTGCATGGTAACTCCATGGAACTAAAAAAGCAAGTGGGCGCGAATACGCACACTCGGATGAAATCAAACGCGCTTAATCTTGCCCTTCAAAGACTCCGGAACGACAGCGACAATCTCGTCATCGTTCATGATCCGGAACTCGGAACCATCAATATCAATACGCGTTCCGGCGTAACGTCCATAGATGACCCAATCACCTACAGCGCACCACGGCTCGTCAATCCCAAGATCGGGACGGTTGTATGCAAGCACACCCAGCGCCTCTACCCGACCAAAGCTTGTCAGGTTACGTTCGTTGTGCTTGGCAATCTCTGGCAGGATGATACCTCCTGCAGTCTTCTCCTGTTCATCAGACACGCGTACGAGAATGCGGTATCCGGCAGGAGTTGGTAGCTCAACTGTCTTCGTCATAATGCTTCGCGGTTGTCTTGATCAATTCTATGGCGGTGGTCAGACCGTTTAAACGACCAACGTTATATCGGTATTCAGAATGGTCTTTCATCCCACCACCGGCGAGATGTTGAGTGATAGACTCGGCTTCAGCACGAAGCTTGCTCAGCAAATAGCTGAACAGGTTAGCTTCGTCGTTACGCATCGTCGTCATCCATGGCGGCAGCTAGAGTATCC